AAAAGTTTTTTTAGGCAGATTTTAGTTTGAATTATCTAAAATGGACACTCTATTGTTTTTTTGTGGTAATTTAGCAATATTTTCTTCAAAGATTTTAAATATTAAATATCAAAATCTTAAAAAAAATTATTTTTAGATAATGATATCCCTGAAAATGGGGTTATTTTTTTGTTATCTAATATCCCTCTTCATATAACAATCCTTGATTTTGCTCCTATTTTGGGAGTTGCATTCATTAAAATATATGAAAAGCGTGTTAAAATTTTAACATTAATAGCCAATAATGAACAAAATACCGACATTTTGTTGCATCATATCAAAATTTCTACATCTCTTCCAATTGTTATTGAAGTGCCGTCTTTGGAAGGAGATTTTTCTCCCTTCGGAGGGGCAGTCCCCGGTGGTTGGAGCTTTACCCCCGCCAACGGGCGCGAAGCGCCCGTTGGCGGCGCCGAAGGCGCTACCGAAACACAAAAAATATATAATTTTTATTTTTCCCGTGGATTTAAAGTAGGGAAAAAGACTCCGTGGGAAAAAGATTATCTTATTTATATACCTTTCAATAATCGGGAAGCCGCGCACCCTTTGGCGACCCAACCGTCGATGGTTATGAATAAAATGTTATTTAACAATCTTATTGTCAACTTTCCTACTAATCTTGCAGCGGCTTTGTCTCCCTTGGTCCAGCAAAAATTCGAAGTAGGAGGGAATATATGTATTTCATCGGTTTCCGAAAGCTCAGGCCATAATATATTAACTCTTAGTTTTCGAAACGAAAATATAGTTTACGGCCCAGAGGTTAACCAGTTTAGCCCAGGAGCGGTAAACATTCCTAACAATTTACTTACGCCTTTTTCTTTTCATACACACCCCGATATTACAACCACTGTAAACAATGCTTATATTGCATGGCCATCGTCGTTAGATATGGCGGTTATTATTTCTTCATATATCATGTTTTCAAATGTTTTAGCTCATTTTGTTGTTACATCGGAAGGTATTTGGGTTATTTATATAACTCCTCTATTCCAAAAATTTTTATGTGATTTACGGAATTCTAATAACTTTGACATTTTAAAATTAATTGTTTCGCGTTTACAAGATCATTTTAGCAACATAGAACATTATCGCGTGTCTAATTTTGTAGAACCATCTTTAAGATATAAAATTAAAAACGAATTTATACAAGAAAGCAACAAGTTGAAAATTAATACGGTTATTGCTGAATTGGGCATTTCATATGCCAACCAAAACGTCAACGACAACTTCAACTTGTTTAAGTTGAAGTTGTTAAAATGGAAATTGTTAATGAAACGAAATGTTTTTCTTAAATTTCCATATTTTATAGATCCTCCCGGTGGTTTTCATCAACGATTTACTCCCACTTGTTTACTCGACAATGATAATTCACCAGAAATGGAAATCGAGGAAATGGATATTGATGAGACTTTTTTCTAAATTATTATAATAAAAAATGTCTACCTCCTCGCCAAGAAAATCATCTAAAAAACTAAGGTCGACTCGTTCCGCCTCTGGTAGCGCCTACGGCGCTACCCCCTTCGGTTCCTCCACTAGGCGCGAAGCGCCTGGTGGTAATAAAGGTTCCTCGCAAAAACAAAGATCGTGTATAAATAGATCAAAAGTTCCATTACGAGACGTGCAACGAGCAGTTGTAAAATATATGAACAATCACGATTCTTTGTTAGTTGTTCACACAACGGGGTGTGGTAAAACTTTAACCGCTATAACAGTGTCGCAATGTTATTTAGATTCTTATCCAGAAAACCGAGTTATTTTTATTGGACCGACCTCTTTGCTTTCAAATTTTACCAAAGAAATGGAAAAATACGGTGTTGAAAATTACAACAAATATGAACTATATTCATATACTCAGTTTCTATTGAATTTTAAAAAAGGAAAAAGAGTGGATACAAAAAACTCGTTGCTTATTTTAGATGAAGTACACAATATTCGCAATTTACAAGATGGTCAAAAACAATCAAAGGGTAGCCTCGTAGTAGAAAGCAGTTATAAGGCTCATAAAAAATTATTACTTACAGCAACCCCTTTTGTTAACTCTGTTAAAGATTTTATCCCATATGTTAATATATTACACGGTGAAAAAGTGCTTGGTAGTAGTAAAGATTATAACAATGGAATTACTAATTATTATGTTGAACCAAAGAAAGATGATCCTGTTCACGATTATGAAACATTATATACTTTATTATACGGACGCGTTCATTTTTTTGATTGTAGAGACATCGCAAATTATCCTACTTATAAAATATATAAAATCGACGTTCCTATGAGCGAAAGTTATTATAAAAATTATGAAAGGGTTCTTAAAAAACAAGACGCAGAAGAAATATTTAGTAACCCTAGAGCGTTTTACAATGGATACCGACGGGCCGTAAATATGGCAGGACCTGAATATTTTAGTGACAAAATTAATTATATTCTTCCTATAATTGAAAAAGGTAAAACGATTATTTATACCAATTGGATAGATTTCGGTATTAAACCAATTGAGGCCACTTTAAAAAAGAACAATATTTCGTTTCGTAGTTTTACAGGAAGCACAAAAACGTCTATAAGAACAACCCTTGTTCAAGATTTTAATACCGGGGTGTTTAATGTTCTTATATTAGCAAGAGCAGGAGGCGAAGGTCTTGATTTAAAAGGAGTCAGAAATGTGGTTGTCATGGACCCCCCCTGGAACGACAGTGGTATCCAACAAATTACAGGCAGAGCGATTAGATTTCAATCTCACAATCATTTACCAAAAGAAGAAAGGCATGTCGATATATATTTTCTATCTCTAGTGACTCCCCCTACTTTAAACAGAAACTTTTATGAATTTTGGAAACCCAAAACGGATATACTAAAATCTGGTGATGCTTTATTGTACAATATAATTGCTACGAAAGCGGAGACTAACAAACGTGTAATAGACTTGTTAAAAAAATGTAGTTTTGATTACAACCCGTAGGTGTCATCAGGCCCTCCGATCATGTTGGCGGTCGCTTCGCGACCGCCAACAAACGCGAAGCGCTTAATGGCGGCGCCGAAGGCGCTACAAATATAAAATACAACATGTTGTATTTTATATAAAATTTTCGTTATAAAATATTTCGCCTTCAACCTAGTAGTTGGTAAGATTAATCAAAGGATTATTTGCGGTAGATGTATTTGTATACGCGGTTGTTTTGGAATAAACAAAACCGGAGGGGAGCTCCCGAAGCGCCTCTTTTAATTGCGCTATTACCGAACTTACGTCGATTCCTATATTCTCTCCAAATTTTGTAATACGGGCAATTGATGTCCAAATTACTTCATTAACGGGCCAATAAACATCGTTGATATATGTTTTGGTAGCATTATAGGTTAAAGGATCGGTTAAATAATTATATGTTCCTGACAACAAACTTGTCAATACAGTTGTTGACTGTTCAAGCTTCTTTAAAATAGGGTCCAGTGATAGAGATTCTACTAAATTAGGAGCAATTTTAACTGTTCCTGTATTTATTCTATTTAATATATCAGACCCAAAACTTGTTAATGTCATCGTCGCTCTTTCAAGAAGAGCAGCTGTTTCAGCAATCTTATTGTCATAATAATTAGGCGGACACGTTCCATTGCGGTTTTCCTTCCAATCTTCGATGGTAGTAGAAGGGGTTAAATATTCAACCCAAGCAGCGACTGTATCGTCTATTGGACGCAAATACTCCATACCTGCCGCTACTGACGCATACATCCCCATTCCCAATGCAATTAACATGGTTTTACGACCTGGCACATAAGATTTCCAGTAGGCCCGTGTACGTTTTGGAACGCCCAAGAATGGTTCGGCATTTACATAAATTTCTACCACATCCAAGGTTACAGGCTCGCCATTAATTTGCATTTTTTCATACGTAAGCATGAGATGTAATAATTTTGTTTTTTCTTCATAGCTACACGTCCGACAATTTAATGCAAGTAAATATATAAGCTTTGTTAATCTTTTTTTTACTGCGGCTGAAAAATTATCATCATCACTATTTGTTAAAATAAACCGAGAGGGGGTATCACCTCTTTCCGATCTCCGAGGGACTACAAAGAGCTTTAATTGTATTTTATAATTCTGTCCAATTTGGTCAATTTCTTTTTTCGCTTGTTGTAGGTTGGCTAAAGATGTAAATGTATAAACACTTGCCAGTGGATCGGGTTTACCTGGAATATCAAACGATTGTTGTGATTTTACAATAAAGCCTGCATATTTATTAGTTAAAACAGACGATATTTCATCTTTAACTTTTGCTAATGCGCCGGTTATCTTTCTGCCCATTCGTCTCACAAGGCCAACGTCTTCTTCTTCATCTTCGTCTAATGAAATATAAAGGTCAAAAGTAGGTGGCTCCTTCTTTCCCGGTTTGATTAGAGATGAAGTATCTGTATCTATCATTTTTAGAGTATTATCATTAACGGAATCCTTATTTACAGAAACAGGTGAAAGTATCATGGCAATTTGGTCACCACTGGATATTCTAGATTCATTTTTTTTACTGGTCATAATACGATTTTGAGAAATGTAATTATATATCCTACTATTAGAGGATGGTGGTCGAAGGCAAGATCTACTCTGAGAGGGCATTCTTGTTGTCTCAAACGTTGGAAGATTTGGAATTATCTCTTCGCCACCTGCGATGTTCTGCTTCTCAAATCCTCCCAATAATGGGATTTGTTCCGATCTCGCCCGAGAGGGAAGTCGAAGTTGCGGACCAATCATTTGAGAGGGTGGAAGGGTAAATGCATCCTGGTTGGATGACAGCCGCGGAGCGGGCGATAAAGGGGTTGGAAGGCTTTGCATCTCAGCCATTTGAGCCATTGCAAGTCTTTGCATCTCAGCCATTTGAGACATTTGGGGGGTTGGAAGTCTTGGAGACATAACCATTGTTGAGATTGGAACCGGCCTCGGCATCCCCAGAGGGGGAAGGTTTTGTGTCTCAAACATTTGTGTCTCAAGCATTTGAGGTTCAACCATTTGGGGGGTTGTAAGTCTTCCGGGGGCGCCACTTTGCACCCTGGGTTGTTGACAAGACCGATCACGTGATCTCCATCCGAGAGGGATGGTGTCTTTGGGTAATCTTGGCGACGCTTGAGGTGATAAAACATTCGCATTTTGAGATGTTACTGTAATGTCCATATCAATTGCATTTTTTTCATCCATAGAAAATTTATTTTCTAGCATAGTTTTAATACTTTGTGCTTGTTCAAAAGTGCTTACAGTTATAACACATCTCGTTAAGTCACCTATAGTAGGTTCACATGCAGTTTTTACAGATTTTCCCATATGTTTAGTAATAAGCCTGTCATAAAGTTTCATTTTTGTATTAAAGATTGAATTGGGTATAAGAAGAACAAGTGAAAATGTGTCTTGTTGAGATTCTTGGCCGGCGAAGCATGGCAAACAACCGCTTCGGCCCGAGGCCGCCGTCGAAGACGGCAGAGCCAACAGGCGCGAAACGCCTGTTGAGCCGCTAAAGAGAGGAGATGTTCCCATATCAGCTTGTGGTGAAGTTTCTCTGGTTAAAGATCTAAAACCAACAGATGGGCTTATTTTAGATTGCTTAATTTTATCAGTGTTCGCTCCGCGGCCGAAGGCGGTTGAGGGAGGTATCATAGGACTGCCTTTCGGAGACTCCTTAAACAACGGTGGAGGAGAACTCATTAAAAGCCTAGTAGTAATGGGTGATAAAGGGCGGGGTGACGGCGCCCTTACAATAAATCTTCTTGGAGACTTCCTTGGAGACTTCCTTGGAGACTTCCTTGGAGACTTCCTTGGAGACTTCCTTGGAGACTTCCTTGGAGACTTCCTTGGAGACTTC